TGCCAGACTCAGTGGCCGGAGGGGGGGAGCGCGTTTTTTGCGCCTGCGCCGGCCCAGGAAGCGGTCACTGCCTTTGTGCCGACGGGGTCTCGCAGCGAAATCACGACAAAACCATAGAGATGCCACAGCCCAACTCAACTTATTTTGGACCTACCGATTTACAGTCTTAAATCGCGAGTTTATAATCACCCTCATGGGAGATATGACGATCACAATCACCGAGGAAATCGCGTCCAAGATGAGCGCCTCTCAAGCCCAGGCTCTCATCAAAGGCATGTGCATCGTTCATGCCGCCACGGCTGTCAAGACTCTCGTGGATATCGCTTCGAACGTCCGCCTCCACCCAGCGGCTAGGGTTCAGGCTGCCACAGTTCTGCTTGATCGGGGATTCGGGAAGCCTGAACAAAACACCACCGTCATCGTGCCTGGCTCTGGTAAAACTGGGGTCATGCTGGTGCCGGCGACGACGGACAGAGAAACATGGCTGCAACAGGTTTCGGGGCATCACAAGAAGATGTTGCAGTAAGTTGGGCGCCGCTGCCTGGCTCGCAAGAACTATTCTTGAGCTGTCCCATACGGGAGGCGCTTTATGAGGGGACTCGTGGACCGGGTAAGACTGAGGCTCTTCTCATGTCTTACGCTCAGCACGTTGGTCGTGGTTTTGGCGACTATTGGCGCGGCATCATCTTTCGCCAGACCTACAAGCAGCTGTCTGATCTCATCGTCAAAGCTCAGCGTCTCTTCTATCCCGTCTTTCCCGGAGCCAAGTACAACAAGTCTGATCACTCGTGGGTCTTCCCTGATGGAGAGGTCCTGCTCTTCAGGCAGATCAGAACTCCCGACGACTACTGGGACTATCACGGCCATGAATATCCCTTCATGGCGTTCGAGGAGCTCACGTCTTGGCCGGATCTCCAGTGCTACGACGCCATGCAGTCATGTCTCCGCTGTTCCAAAGTCGGAGTGCCTCGACTCTTACGTAGCACGACCAACCCTTTCGGTATCGGGCACCGAGCTGTCAAAGAACGCTTCATCACCCCAGCTCCTCGCGGCCAGATCATCGTGGACGAGTTCGGTAACGAGCGAGTCGCCATCCACGGCAACATCTACGAGAATCTCTACCTTCTCAAGGCCGACCCTCTCTACGTCAAGCGTCTTGAGGCCATCAGAGACATCAACGTTAGGCGAGCCTGGCTCTATGGCTCGTGGGACATCAACGCAGGCGGTGCCATCGACGACCTTTGGGACGAGAGAGTCCATATGCTGCCTGTCTTCGAGATTCCAAGCCATTGGCCCATATATCGGAGTTTCGACTGGGGCAGCGCTCGACCGTTCTCTCTCGGATATCACGCCCGTAGTGATGGGTGCGAGGTCAGACTTCCCGATGGCCAGTCCCGCTACTTCAGGCCAGGCACTCTCATTCGCGTCGCTGAGTTCTACGGCACTTCCCATTCTGGAAGTAACGAAGGACTCAGGTGGACGAACAGACGAATCGCGAAGGAAGGACTGCGATACGAGAGGGAATGCCCGCAGTTGCGCGACCGCGCAATTAAACCGGGGGCCGCTGACGCAGCCATCTTCTCCAAATCGACTGGCTATGAGAAGTCAGTCAATGAGGAGATGGAGGAAGAAGGAATGGCGTTCGAAGCCGCGCCGAAAGGGCCTGGAAGTAGGCGCAAGAGACTCGAGTTTTTGCGTAGCCGGCTCGAGGCTTCGCTCTCACATCCGATGGAGGCGGCTGGGCTCTTCGCGTTTGAAACGTGTAGAGAATTCAGGCGCCAGTTGCCTTCACTGCCTCGAGACCCCAACGATTACGAGGTGGTTGACACAGACGCTGAAGACCACCTCTACGACGAACTCACCTACCAGCTCACGGTCGAAGAGCTCACGACTCACGGCCTGAGCTTCGCGCTCAACTGAGGAATTCAAATGGCGGATGACAAACTGCCTTACGACTGGGGTAAGCCCACGAAGCTGTGGAGCGCGTTGATGGAGGCGTGGACTCTGCCTGTCGATCTCATGGGTGGCACTACCGCCATGCGCAAGAACGCCGATCTGTGGCTCCCGAAGTTTCCGAAAGAGCAGGCCGATGATTGGGGCGTCAGGGTTCGTTGCTCATATCTCTACAACTCTTTCAAACGCACTGTGCGCGTCCTCAGCAGCAAACCGTTCAAGGATCCAGTCAAGATTCTCGAACAACCAGCCCAACTCGAGGATCTTGAGTACGACATCGACCGGAAGAAGAAAACTCTCACTCAATTCTGCCGTGAGAGACTCAGTGACAGGCTCCAGTTCGGCGTCACTCACTGGATCGTGGACATGCCGAGTTTCAGGACAGCAGGTGAGGAGGGGGACCGGCGTCTCACGCTTAAACAACAGCGCGACCTCAACATCCATCCTTACTTCTGCGCTGTCAAACCGACGGAACTCATCTACTGGTCATACATCGAGGGTTATGATGGTGAGGAGATCCTCGAGGAGATTCGCATCAAGACGTGCTACACTGACAAGAACGACGACGAGTGGGAAGTCGTGACAGTGTGGACGCGTGACGCGATCGATCGTTACAAGCGTAAGAAAAACGCGAAACGCGAGGATTCGTGGATAGAGGTTTTCCGGGCTCCGAACGAGCTCGGCTACATCCCACTCGTGTCGTGCGGCCCACTCGAGGCCTCGTCCCCACTTGACGACCTCGCGCAGCTCAACCTGCGCCATTACCGCAGCCAGAGCGACCAGGATACGTGTCTCCACTTTGCCAGAGTCCCGTTCCTCCATTTCGCGGGCTTCGATCCAGATGAAGTGTACAAGACCGTGAAGGTCTCAAACGCCTACGTCTCCAAGAAGACGGAGGCCTCGATCTCGTGGGTTGAAACCGAGGGAGACTCACTCGAAGCTGGCTCAAAAGACCTTGAGCAGATCGAGGCTCGGATGGACGTGATGGGCGCTGACCTCATGGTGCAGAAGCCCGGCAACCCCACGGCCACAGCGAAGAGCATCGACACTGCAGAAAAGGTCAGCGACCTGCAGGCCATCGTCATGGAGCTCGAGGGGTGCGTCGAACGCGCATACGAAATAGCAGGCGACTGGATCAACGTCGATGCGTCAGACATGGACGTCCAGCTCGACGTCAACTTTGGGCTCACGCTCAATGACGCTTCCGAGATCGACTTCCTACTCAAGGCGCGTATCGCGGGCGAGATCAGTCGTGAGCTCTTCTACGAGGAGATCCAGCGTCGTGGCCTCTTCGAGGAGTTCGACATCAAGAAAGAGATGGCGCGTGTGGCGCTCGAGGCGAAGCAGGACCAGACCAACGAATCAAAGCTGGCGCCGACCCCGGCTTCAACATAAGGATGGTCGAGCAGCAATAGGAGATTAACACCTGAAGGAGAATCACCATGAGTTGGAGTGTTCAATTAACAGGCAAAGGTGCGAAGGTCGCAGAAGCTCTGCGCAAGAACATCGCGGCAGGTTCTCAGTGCGCAGAGCCGGAAGAGAGCGTGCGTCGCGAGACGCTCGAAGCGGCCGCCAAGTGCGCTGAATCATTGCCGAACACTGTCGTCGTCGTTAACGCGAATGGGTCGATGTGGCGTGATCCTGGAAAGGTCATCAATCACAGCGTTTCGATGAACGTCTCTGTAGTCGGAAACTTCATCGAATGAGTGAAGCGGCGCGGCCCCTGTGTCTCAAACCGCAGTGGCCGCCCGTCAAGCCATTCAACTGCGCGTGGTTCTGCGTCGCTGACCACAACCACCAAGCTTCATGCGTAGCCGTCGGTCGCTGGGAGTGGATGTCTTTCGCTGAAGTTACAAAACTTCTCGATGAGCGAGATAACGGGTGCCGAATCTCTCAGACAAATTCGCAGACGAGATCATAGGCCGCCAGATCCAGGCTCTCAGACTCTCGGAAGGTGTCTCACAGCGACTCATCAAGGAGCTGGCGAGAGCTGAGTCAGCCATCTTGGTCAAGCTCCAGGACAGCGATCTGACGCGCTTCACTCGCCAGCGCACGATCACCCTGCTGAATCAAATACGTCGCATCATAGCTTCATTCTCGAGTGAGAGTTACTCGTCGATGCGAAATGACGTGAGTCAGATCGCTCAGAAGATCGCTCAACTCACGGCCAGCGACTTCAACGACGTGATAGGCGTAGACGTCTTCAACCCTGAACTGAGTGCCAGGTCCTTGAAACGTCTCTTAGACGACCAGGCCATCATCGGTGGCCAGACTTTGCGAGACTTCTGGGCCAGGCAGCCAGATCTAATCACTGACGCGTATTCTCAGGTGATTCGTACTGGCCTAATAGCGAATTGGTCTAAGGGTCAGATGCTCGACGAAGTGGCGAATAGCGCAGGGCTGCAGGCCAAGAGGAGTGCTATTCGCACAGCTGTGCGCACCAGCGTGATGACTGTAGCGAACCTGGCGCGACAAGACATGTACTCTGACAACTTGGATCTCGTCAAGGGCATCCAGTGGCTCAGCACTCTAGACCTGAGAACGACCACGATTTGTCGAGGCTTAGATGGCAAGTCATGGTCTCTCCCTGACTACGAGCCGACCAATGGCAACGACAAGCGATATCCAGGTCCAGTGGCACATCCCAACTGTCGATCTACTCAGATTCCGATATTACGTTCGTTTACTGAGGTGGCGAAGACGAACACGAAATTGGCAGCGCAGCTGGACGATGCGTTGTCGGGTGACTCTCGCGCTTCGATGGATGGGCAGGTGGCGAGTGACCTACGTTATGAAGATTGGCTCAAGTCCAGAGGAAGTGATGACGCTAGGGAGATTCTCGGACCTAGTCGCTATGCACTTTGGCAGTCTGGAGAATTGAGTCTCGCCGACATGATTGACCAGAGTGGGAGGCCTCTCACTCTCGATGAGTTGTGATGAATAAAATTGAGTTGGACCTATGTACAACCCGGCGCCTGCGGTGTATAATCACCCTACAATCGGGGAGTTAATCCGGCATGGCTCTGAAAGCGAAGCTTCTGAATCTCGACGGCCTCAGTGAAGCTGTCAAGGCGCTCTACAGGCAGGAAGGCGAGTACTTCGTTCTCGACGTGGAACCGGCCGATGGCTGGAATCTCGAGGATGTCAACGGCCTGAAGTCAGCGCTCGGCGCCCAGAAGGCTGAAGTCACGAAACTCAATGGCCAGCTGAAGGCGTTCAAGAACGAGGATGGCACTACCCTCGATCCTGCCGCTGCTCGTGAAGCCATCGAGAAAGCTGCCCGCTACGAGAAGATGAAGCCTGAGGAGATGGCGCAAGAGCGAGTCAAGACAGCCCTTGATCAAGCCAACTCGCAGCACAAGACCATCGTCGACGGCAAGGATGCCGAGATCGACAAGCTGAAGAAGGTGATCGAATCAGTCATGGTCGATCAAGCCGCGACGTCGGCCATCGCAAAAGCGGAAGGAAACATCAAGCTCTTGCTGCCGCACGTCAAGTCAAGCACCAGAGTGGTGCAGGATGAGTCCGGCAACTTCAAAGTCGAGGTGTTCGACTCAGCTGGTAATCCGCGCGTGGCAACGAAGGGTGGAAAGGCCGGGGACATGACGATCGATGATCTTGTGTCAGAGATGGCCGCTTCCACTGACTTCAGCCCCGCGTTCGGCTCGAAGGCTCGTTCTGGAGGAAATTCCGCGAGCGGGAATGGAAGCGTGAACGGCGGCCGACCGAAAGTGATCGACGCCGATGACCAGGGTAGTCTCTCGGCTAGTCTGGAAGACATCGCTGCAGGCAAAGTAGCAGTTCGCATGGGCGGCGAGTCCGCTCTGGCGTAACACCCCTCAAAGTCAGGCGAGTTCCTGACGACCTCAGTTGACGCGACGCGTCGTCTGTTCGTATAGACGTCCAACCTTTTTCACGATCTGAGGATCCACTCAAATGAGCAACTCCCTGAGCGTCATCACCCCGAAGGTCCTCGCCCGAGCGCTGATGGTCCTCCGCGGCAAGCTGATCATGCCCATGCTCGTGAACAACGACATGAGCGCTGAGGCAGCCAAGAAAGGAACAACGATCGACGTGCCTATTCCGGCGGCGCAGGCCGTGACGGACGTCGTGCCCAGCAACACGAAGCCGGCGTTGGTCGACACCGCTCCGTCCATCGTGCAGGTCCCACTGGACCAGTGGAAGATGACGAGCTTCCACCTCACCGACAAGGACATGCAGCAAATCGACGCGAACGAGGCTTTCTTGCCGATGCAGACCCTCGCCGCGGTCGACGCCCTGGCCTCAAGCATCAACGGCTATCTTTTCGGTCTCGCCAATCAGGTTCCGACCTGGATCGGTGCAGCTGGCACGACTCCGTTCGCCTCTGACGCCTCAGCAGCGATCAGCGCGCGCAAGATCTTGACGGCTCAAAAAGCTCCGGACGACGGCCTTCGCTCTATCGTCCTCGATCTCAACGCCGAAGCGAATGCCCTCGCTCTACCCGCCTTCGCGAATCTCGAGCAGACGGGTGACCAGGCAGTCAAGATCGAAGGCATCCTCGGCCGCAAGTACGGCCTCAACTTCGGCTCTGACCAGCAGGTCCCGACTCACGTCAAGGGTGCGGCCACTGGCACGTCCATCACCGTCAACGGCTCTAACGCCGCGGGCGCTGGTTCGGGTGTCGCGGGCTACTACACTGGCACGCTCGGTGTCAAGGGTCTGACGTCTTCGTTCACTGTCGGTGACCGTTTCACGATCGCGGGTGACAGCGCGCAGTACGTAGTCGTCGGCATCCAGTCGGGCACCACACCAACGCAGGTGCTGATCATCTCGCCGGCTCTGCAGGCCACTCACGCCGATGGAGACGCGATCACTCTGGTCAACACCCACGTGCAAAATCTCGCGTTTCACCGCAACGCGTTCGCGTTCGCGATGCGCCCGCTGGTGCAGACGACGCAGGACACGGCGATGGGCAGCAAGATCCTGTCCATGACGGACCCGAAGACGGGTGTCTCGATGCGACTCGAGGTGACCCGCGTCCACAAGGCGGTCGTCTGGGAACTGGACGTCTTGTACGGCGGCAAGCTTGTTCGCCCGGAACTGGCCACAGTTCTTCTCGGCTGACGAGCCTCGTTGAGAGCGGGTCGAAAAGCCCGCTCTTGGCGATGCAACTCCTTCCTTCTCAGTAGAGGCACACCACCATGGACAAGGACCAGAAACAGCGTGTGGCGAACATCGACACCCTGCGCTCGCTCCACAACAACAACGTCGAGCTTCGCCACCGCGTCGACGGCAAGACGATGACATTCCCGGCCGACCAGTATCCTGACGGTCTCGAAAACAGCGGCTACAATCCAGACGACTGGATTCTGTCCTCTGAGTTCGAAGGTCCAGAGGGTGCTGACCATCCGGAGGAAGTGGATCCGAACTCCCATCCGGCGTTCAAGGGCACTGGTCAGACGATCGGCACTCACCTCGGAACCACTGCTGCTGAACGTGCGGCAGTCGGCGACACTGGGGCAGAACGCACTCTCGGCCACATCCCGCCCGCTGGCATCGAAGCTGATGGTAAAACCGCAGCTCAAACCATCAAGGATCAACAGCAGCAAACGTCGGATGGTTCCAAGACAGGGCCGGCTCCGAACGCTTCGGACAAGGTTGCTGCGGAAACGAAGAAGTGACATGACGATCATCGCGACCCCTGGGGCCGTTGATGCGAACAGCTACCTTACTGTGGCGGAGGCAGACGCGTATCACGCTGCGCGCCTCCATAACACAGCGTGGACGACTGCGGACGAAGCCACTAAGGAGAGCGCTCTCCAGTGGGCGACGCGGGTCCTAGACCGAGAGTCGTGGGTAGGGTGTCGCACTAACGAGTCCCAGGGGTTGCGGTGGCCTCGGACCGAGGTCTACGACCAAGACGACTACTGGGTGCCACAAGACCAGATTCCGAAGTTCCTGAAAGACGCGACGGCTGAACTCGCGTTTCTCTTGCTGACCAGTGACAGGACGGCAGACGCTGGGACAGAGGGACTCAAGGACATCAAGGTCGGCCCCATCGAGATCGCGATTGATCTCTCTACCAAGGTGAAGACCATGTCCCCAGAAGTCTGGGACATGATCAGCTTCTACTGTGAGTCTGGAGCGAGTTCACTGACGCTTGAGAGGGGGTGATTCGTGGGTTTGAGGGCTGTCATCGGGAACGCGATCGACGTGGCCTTCAGGGCCGCTGACGACGTCGTCATCCCGATGACGTATCGCCACTACGGCGACACCACTGTTCGCGACATGGACACGGGTGAATA